GAAGGTTCTACTAATTATTATTGTAGGTTATGGCAACAAGAGAGTTCACCACAGATTCGTATATCGGCAAGTGCAAATGGGGCAAATTATTTAGCTAATACTAATTTAGCTGTGAATACCTTTGGAATAGTTACTGCATTGTTTAATGGAAGTAATTCGCTATTACAAGTAAATAATACTGATGCAGTAACAGGCAATATAGGCACTAATGCGATGAATGGGTTATATGTAGGGAAAGGCGCAAGTGCAGTATATAGTAATATTCAAGTGAAAGCAATCATAATTCGTAAGGTTGCCGATAGTGATGGTGCAAGAACAGTAATTAAAAATTATCTTAATAATATATAAAAGGTATGGTAATACAGTTTTCAAATAAAGAAGATGCGATAGCTTATGCTGATAAAGTGCATGAGTGGTTACGGGTGAATTGTCCTCGTTATAATGCTGAGCGATGGGCTGAGGTTGATGATAGTCTTTGTATTCAGATGCCGCAGGAATGGGTAGCAGAGAAAGAATTATATAAAGATGCAAAGAAGATTATTGATTTTTGCAGGTTAGATAGTGCAAAAGCTGTGCAGACTATGACAGATGAACAGTATATTAAGTTAAGAGAAAAAGAAATTAAGCCGAAAGAAGGAAAATGATACAATTTGAATTTTCAAAGGTAGAGAGATGGTTAAAGAGTATTGTAGCTTTGATAACGATATTGGGTGTGGTGTGGGGCGTGTTTGAATTTGTAACTTCTACACGTCAAACTATCACGATGCAGAAACAGACACGTGATGAATTTGTTGAGTTCCGGCAAGATATAGGAAGCAAGATAGATACTTTGAAAAATTCAGTTGATGAGATTAAAACAATTCAATATAATCAGCAGATTTTACTTGATAATTTTGTTAGGAGTTACAAGGATTATCTGTCAGATTATGCAAAATTGAATACACAACAATATCGGTCATTGACTGATGACATGGAAAAGATACGTGATGGGTTAAAAAAAAATCAATATCAGATTCAATACAACACAGAAAAATAATTGATAGCGTTAAGATAACCGTTAAAAGAATAAGATGATGAATACCTTACCACAGATACTTACAATCCTGCTTATAATAATTCTACTGATAGCTGGCGTATCGGTAGTATATCTTTTGATTTCAGTGAAAAAGATTATTGATAAATTTCATCTTGAAAGCGTCTCTCTGCCTTTCGAGCCATCGTCAATCAAAGATGACGCTGTTTATAATGTTCAGATAGACCGGTTAATTTCAAAATTAAAATATGATGTTAATGCTGATAAAATCTTTTTGTGTCGTTTCCATAATGGAGGACGTTTTTCAAATGGTTTTACTATGAAGAAATTTACTATGACCAATGAGACACATGGAGGGACGGCAAATCCTCTGCGAGACCAGTGGCGAGATGTTATTAACAGTCACTATGCAGAAGTCTTAATGCAGACATTGATTTTGGGCATGTATGTTGCAAGTGCTCCTGACGAGTGTATGGATTTGAATTTTCGTACTGATATGATGTTAAGATATAAGTTTAATTCTGTGTATCTTTTTGCTTTGAAGCAATTTGATGGTAAAGAGGAAGGGTTTCTTGGACTTTGTTTTAAAGAGGCTAAGATACTTTCAGAATCACAGAAAGATACAATCGAACTTGCTCTCCCTAATTTGATTGGTTTGATAAATATGAAAAAGAATTGTAAGGATTAAAATTTAAAAAATGAAGGAATGGTTTGACATAAAAGAATTGGTTTGTCCGCACGTTTACGATAGACATGGAGAGAGTGCATGGCGGTTGTTTGATCCTCGTATAATAGAGGTGATGACATGGCTGAGACGAACAATAAATAAACGAATATATGTTAATATGCCATCACTTGGTTTGACACAGCGTGGACTGCGTTGTAACCTTTGTTCATTGGTCAAGGCAAAGACAGAGGCTGGAATATTATATGTCTCACCTCATTTGCTTGCCGCCGGATTTGATTTTGATGTAGAGGGTATGACGGCGGAGGAGGTTCGTCAGTGGCTCGTTCAGCATAAAGAAGAATTGCCTTACCCAATACGAATAGAGCAAGACGTAAATTGGGTTCATCTGGATGTTCTCACAAATTCAAAAGAGAAGATAATATTTTTTCCAGCAACCTGAACGTGATGAAAGGATTTTTCCCATATCCCGAGTGCGAAAAATGTGAATATATAGAGGATTGTCCTCATCCGACGGTTAATGGTGACGGCCATCCCATACCTCCGGAAGAATGTTTAAGAAAAAATGGTATCAATTTAAAAAAGAAAAGAGATGAAAACAGAAAAAGCTCTTAAATGGGTATTCAAAGGTGTTAAGACTTTAACAATAGCTGGGGTGATGGCTATTTTGCTTATATTTGTTTATGCCATGCAACTTTCTAAAATATTGAACAAATGATACAGTATTATGTTGCAGTATTATTGGGCGGACTAATATATCTGCTATTTCAGTTAAATTCAGCCTTTGCGAAAAACGGATTTCGATGGAAGATTTTCATAAAGAAAAATATTATCCCATTCATATTGAATTTGATAATAGGATTTACGCTGGTTTATATGCAGGAAGACCTTGTAAATATTTATCCTATTACTATGTTATCAGCAATGCTTCTTGGTGTCAGTGGTCAGGTCATACTTCAAAAGATACAGGATGTATTCGACCCGAGCAAAAAGACTTTTATTGGGACGAAATGATTAACAAAGAATGTTAAAAATACAAGTGAAAAGTAAAGATAAACATCTCGATCCTCCCCGTTATCCAAAACTTATTCTTCCTATCGAAAAAGAGATGGAGAAAGAGTTTGATGTAGTAATGAAGAAGATGATGATTGATGTGACTAAGCAGCTTACTGTTGCAATGAAAAGAAAAGGATAACGATAGTGTTAGGAATAAAACAGATAGAAGACATTCTCAATCAAGTAAGTAAAAACATACTGCTTTACGTAGGTGTGAGTCTTGGAGAAGAAGTTTTTTCTGAAGCCGATCTTAAACTGTTGCGATCTATGGGGGTGAAGGTGGAAAATATAGGAGGAGATTTTCCACCTTATTATCGTATGTATCTTCTGGGGAGATTGACTAAATTGTTAGGTGATTATAATTCTCAACGTATCAGTTATCAAGATTTTGAAGAATATCTAAGAAGGAAACAATTCCAACCACTGACAGAATTTGAAAAGGTTCAATATAGAATAGCACAACATGCTACTTACACACATCTGAAGAATCTTGAGAATAGAATACGAACTGATGTAAACAATACTATAATCAGTCATTTGTCGAGAGTTGAATATGAGGAAATAATTAAGAAAGAGATAGAGAGAGGAGTAGTAGAACGAAAATTATTAGGTTCTATCATTTCGGATATAGGACATAAGACCGGTGATTGGCGAAAAGATCTGGGACGTATTGTTCATACTGAGATGAACAACATTTTTCAACAAGGTCGAGCTGTTCAAATTGCACGTGAGAATCCAGGTGAAGACCCTTTAGTTTACAAAGATGTCTTTTCAGGAGCTTGTCGTCATTGCATAGAGCTTTACTTGACGAATGGGTTAGGGAGTGAGCCACGAGTGTTTCGTCTGAGTGAGTTGATAGCTAATGGCTCAAACGTAGGCCGGGCGGTGAAAGATTGGAAAGCTGTCATAGGATCAACTCATCCTTGGTGTCGTTGTCATCTACATTACTTGGAGAAGTGGAAACGTTGGGACAAAGAGAAGAAACAATATGTTTATGATGAAATATTACTGGCTGAGAAAGAGAAAGAATTGAAAATTAAAGGTAAAGTAAAAGTCACAGTTGGTGATAAGGTTTTTATAGTATAAAAACTTAATTTAAAATGATTTTTCTTTAAATTAAGGCCAAATAGTTGTAATATTGAAAAAGATAAGGGTTATGTTGCAGAAATTACTGAAATTTTTAAAGCCAGAGGATTATGAATCAGCTCTTCATAATTTTGCTTCGATAGTTGAACAGAAGGCTTTGCTAAAAAGTATGTTAGAGACTACTGCACGTGAGTATTTTGATACGATGCACTCGTTAGATGAATGGCGGGGAAGAGAGAAAGACAAGGAGGTACAAGAGTTAATCAAATCACAACAGGATACATTAGTTACTCATTACTTGAGTTTCTTAGCTGATAAAAAGAAAGAGAATGAGAAGCTTGATTCCGAATACAAAGGTCTTATAACTCGTTATCCTGATTTTGAAAAGTCATTGCAGAGACTTAAAAGAGAAGAGTTTGTAGATAATCTTCTTCAGTCTTATCACAATGGAAAGGTTACTCTTTCGGAGTGTAATATGATTATCAAAGCATTGACGAAAGAAAAAATACGTTATTCAGATAATATTGTTTTCAATCAGGATGGTGAGCTGTTAATTGTTCAACGTTCTCCTTTGAGTGATGGAGCAAATCTATGGACATTGCCTGGAGGGCACGTCAAGCTAGGGGAGAGTCATGAGGAAGCAGCTCGACGGGAGCTGGCGGAAGAAACAGGATTTGTGGTTGATGATGTTTATCAGGTAGGAGAATACGATGACGGTGATGTTCATATTGAGTACTTCATGACGATGGTCGATGATGACGAACAGGTTTCTATTACTAATGTTGATGAGACACGTTATGTTGTGTTTATTCCGGTGTGGGATCTACATCACTATCCTGCTTTTCATGAGAATATGTGGGATAATGTTTACAAGATACTTGGCATTAGTGAGAACGTCACACGAATTAAAAAAGCTGTTGCAGCAGGGTTAGTTGAAAGCAAGAATGTTGAAAAATATACTGATTCTATCATTGATACTTTTATTATTAAGGGTTGTGGTAAGAAAGCGAAGGGAAGATTTCATAAGGTTATGAAAGAGTGGAAGGCAGGCACTTTAAAGAGTGGGTCGGGTGAGCCGGTGACGAGTCGTGAGCAAGCTATTGCTATTGCTCTTTCTGAGAGTGGGCAGAGTCGTGAGCAGAAACAAGAGAAAAAAAAGAAGGAGAAAGCTATCGAAGATGAACTACAAAAGTCTTCTAATGCCGAAGTTGATAAGAAAGAAGAAGGTAAGACAAGTGAAGAGACAAAAGACAAGAAAGAAGAAGAAGTGAAAAAGGTAGAAGAAGAAGAGATTGAAGGAGGTAAGGCGGAAGGGAAAACACTAGAGCAGATTGCTGAACATCATGGAGTAGATATAGAAGATTTGGTAAAACAATACAAAAAAGGCATTCAGGTAGAGAAAGAGCATACGGATGATGAGAAAGTAGCTGCAGAAATTGCTCGTGATCATCTTTGGGAGATGGCTAATTACTATGATAAGTTAGCAAAAATAGAAAAGGAATGAATTTTGAGAAAATAACAATTTATGAATTAGAGTAGTATGGAGAATTTCAACTTTTTTATACCGGCTGAATTTGAGTTTGAGAAAGCAGGTTCGGGTGATAAAAATGATAGATATAAGAATATGATTGTACAGGGAGTGGCTTCTACTAATGATATTGATCTCGATCAACAAATACTGGAGCCAAGTGGTTTTGTACTAGATTCTTTTCTATCAACAGGTCTTATCAATTATGAACATCAAGCAAAGAACACTCCGAAGGCTTATATTGGTGAGCCTCTAGAAGCAACAGTCAAGGACAACAAGTTCTTTGTTAAAGGACGATTGTGGGAGAAATCTCCGTTGGCTCGTGATTTATATGACACAGTAGAAGTGATGAAATCTTCTAATTCAAAACGTAAACTGGCATGGTCAGTTGAAGGAGTGCCTCTGATGAAAGACCCACATAACCCTAATCGAATCACAAAAGCTATGATTTCACATGTAGCTTTAACGTTTGCTCCGAAGAATGGCAATACTTATGCAGATATTGTCAAGGGGGAGTGGCGATCGAAAGATCAGTATGATTATGAGATACCCGCTGATGTTGATTATCTCTATAAAGGAGTGTTTGGAGATAATGAATACACGTTAAACAAAGACTTTACTATCACACGAAAAGCCATGTCGGCTGGCAGCGAAACAGGACAGCAATTAGTTGGAAAGGATACTCATGGAGAAGCATTAAAGAAGGAGTCGTTAGATGAAAATTTGAAAATTTTGACTATTCCTATTGAAGTAACTAGTTGGATCGCAGATAACTGGGAGGATTTTAAAAGAGATACTCGTAGGGCACTTCGTAAAGCTCTTCACAACAAAGTGAGTGTAAATAGCAACATCAACGCTCTTCAAAAAGCTTTCAACGCAGGATTGATTTCCAAAAAAGTTTTTGAAAGTGTTCATAAAATATGAAAAATATTTACAAAAGTATTATTTTAAAATAGATATATTTTAATTTTATAGATAAATTTGAGATGTTAATTAATTAAGTTAATAAAGATGAATGGAAAATTAGCACTTGACACAATAAAATCTTTCAAAGAGATTATGTCTCCGGAAGATTATGATGCCTTTGTGAAAGGGGAGGATTCTGCTAAGTTGCGTGCTTTTCCTGAAGTTCAGGAATTTCTGAAAGCAGGAAAAGAAGAGGAACCTCCTGAACCTCCTGAAGAGGATGAAGAGGAAGAAGAGGATGAAGAGAGACCTCCAAAGAAAAGTAAGAAGTATAGAGAGGAAGAGGAGGATGTGGATGAAGAAGAGAATGAAGAGGAAGAGAAAGCTTTTTCAATTTCTCTTGCTAAAGGAATTGCTGATGAAATCAATGCCAGGTTAGAAGATGAACTTGGTGAGTTAAAAAAGTCAGTTGATTCGATTAAAGACTTAGTTGAGAAAGTTGCCGGTATGCCAATTGGTACTAAAGCAATTAAGGCTGGTGCAACAGCTCAGTTTCTTGAGAAGGCTCTTGGTGGAAACTTCCAAGAAGATGAAAGTGGAAAGAAAGTACTTTCTGTAACTCGGGACAAAGAAGCTGTTCTAAAGGCTCTTGATAATGGTCTTAGTAAGGCTACAGATAATGAGTTGAAGAAGTCTTACGAGAATTCTATTATAAGGTATAATGCAGGAGGTGGTAGTATTGATCAGGAAGTTGCATTAGACCTGTTTGAGAAACATGATATTCGTTTGGTGAAATAAATTTGAAGTATAATTATATAAGGAAGGTAAGATGAATCCATTTAATGCAGATTTATACAATTACAATCAATTAGAGACAGGAATATTTCCTGGTATTGATTCTCCTGATAAGCTCTATGAGTTGGCAAAAGCTATGTCGGCCGGAGATACAACGGGTCAGGGATTAGTAGGTGAATTGACTTCAGGAGCAGCTTTAAAGGTAGAATCATTGGATCCGATGTTAAAAATCCTGACTTCTCAGGATCGTCACATCGTGCTTTATCGTATTCTGCCTAAACAGCAAGCTTATAACACTGTAGAAGAATTTAATCAGTTAGTAGATTATGGTCTTAATATTGGAATCTTTAACAAGGAAGGTGAGACTCCACAGTTTACAGATTCCATTTATAGACGTCAGTCAGTACTGATAAAATATACAGGAGTAAGTGGTGAAGTAACTCATCCATTCACGCTTGTTCGTTTGGGTAGTGGTATAGGGGATGCTTTGGCACAGGAGGTAAAGAACAAAACACAATTTCTCTTGCGTGCCCTGGATAAAGCTATTCCTGTTAGTGATAGCAGGTTGGTTGGTGATGAGTTTGATGGTATTTTCAAACAACATTTTGTAGGTGTAACAGACTCAACTATTTTTTCAGCAGCTAATCTTGAGAAATATTTCAATGATTCGTCGGTCGTTGACGCTCGTGGTTATATTCTTAATGATAAGATGATTGAGGATGCTGCCCACGCTGTAGTTAACGACAACTTCGGTCTTGTGAGTTCTATCATAGGGCCGCCTGTCGTATTTTCCAACTACGTTTCACAATTCCATGAATCGAAACGTATTGTAGTAGGCATGGAGGGTGCTGTTGAAGGAGCAATGACGGGTCAGTCTGTCAACCGTGTTATGACACAGTTTGGCAAGTTGGATGTCATTAATGATATTTTCTTCGATTACAAGATTTCAAAAGCATGGAATTCTCCTGCTACATCAGCAAAGGCTCCTGCAGCTCCTACTCCAGCATTATCAGATCCAACGGCAGTTGAAACAGATATATTAACTCGTTTCACCGATGGCGCTGGTAGTTACTGGTATGCAGTAACAGCACGTAATCGTTATGGTGAAAGTGAGATGGTGCTATTAGATGTTTCTGCGATAGCAGTAGAAGCAACAGAATCTGTGGATTTGACTTTTGATCATACAGATGGAGCTTATCCAGCAGAGAGTTTTGTAATCTATCGTACAAAAGTAGATGCAGCTAGTTACCAGACAGCTAAGTTCTATCCTATCTTCTCAGTCACTAAGAGTGAATGGCAAGCTGGTTATGATGGAGGTACAACAGGAGTGGTAAGAGATCGTAACAGGTTCTTACCCGATACTTATTCCGCTATTGTCCTGGACAATTCATTAGACGTATGGGGTTTGAAACAATTGGCTCCTATAATGAGAATGGATTTGGCTCGTACCAGTCCTTCATTTCGTTTTATGATACTGGCTTATCTAACACTGGTGTTGTTTGCACCAAAGAAACTTTCACGAATTGTTAACATAGGTTCTAATGTTCCTTCTTCGGTTTAGAGAGGTTGAAGTAGAAAGAGGTAAGTAGGGTTGTAAAGGGCGGGCTGAATTGATTTACAAAGACGCCCGCCCTTTTAATTTTTAAAGAAAACTTAAAATCATATAATCATGAAAATTGAAACTAATTACAAATCTTTTTATAATAACTCAGTCAAATTTGCTCAGGGAATAAGAGTGCAATTTGACAGTAGTGGAAAAGCAGAGGTCTCAAAGGAAGATGGAGATTTTTTGATTGTTTATTATCCGGATTGGATTTTTCCTGAAGGGCAAGTGCCGGTAGCACCTGTTGCAAGGCAGCGTAATGGAAACACTCCAATAGCAAAGGAAACAGAGACAGTAGAAGTGTTAAAAGAGCGATTGCAAGGTGCAAATAAGTTATTGAATGATACACGAGCACAGTTACAAAGAGCACAAGAGAGTGAACGTATCTGGAGGATGAAGTGTGAAGAGTTACTTCGGGGCACTTCAGATAAAGCAGTGAAGGAAGAGAAAGTACAGGCAGTAGTGGAAAGCAAAAAAGATGATGAGGACACTGTTTTGCGAGCAACTCTGGAGAAGAAAACCAGGGAGGAATTATTAAACATTGCTCATGAGTTGAATCTTCCGGAGAGTGAATACAAACAACTGAACAAGGCAAGGCTGATTAATTATTTGATTAAACAATCATCTAATGTCAACTCTTGAGTACACGGTCAAGTATGAGAAGAACAAAGATGCTATTCTTTCACCAACAGAGTTACGAGAGTTATATCTCTACGGTATAAATCTTAAAAGTAGAGATGGGACAGAATTGCCAAATTATACTTGGTGGCATATAATTAATGATGCACAAGAAGAGATAGAAAAATTCCTTGCGATTCATTTTCGTCGTCAACTAGTCACTGAGACATTAACTTACTTGAGAGATGATTATCTGAACAATTTACCTATTCTCAATACTTCGTATCCGGTAGTAAAAGTAATAAGACTTTTAGGATTACTTTCTGGCACAGAACAAATTCGTTATCCTATCGAGTGGTCAAATTACTATGAGAGTTCTGATCACATGGCTACTCGTCGTATAAGTATTGTGCCATCAGGAGCAAGTGTTAGTGCAGGAACTAATGTACTACTTATTGGAGTAATGGCTCAGCTGGGCATACGTTCGTTAAACGTCGTTCCTAATTATTGGACTGTGCAGTATCTAACAGGTTGGGCTCCATGTAATTTGCCACATGAGTTGGTAGATGTAGTAGGTAAGTTGGCTGCAATTCAGGTGCTATCTATTTATGGTGATTTGGTATTATCGCCGGGGCTGAGTGGAGGGTCATTAAGTATTGATGGACTGAGTCAAAGTTACAATACTGTAGTAAGTCAGCGGGGAGGTGCTTTTAGTGGCAGGATTGCACAGTATTTGGAAGATATTAAAGTCACTCTTGAGCGATTAGAACGTAGCTACAAAGGGATAAATTTTGCAGTTTTATAGAAATTTGTATAATTAAATAAACAAATATAATAGAAATGGAACAATGGGAAAAAGAACTTGAGAGACACAATTTACAAAAGGCTTTTAGTTGTGCATTGGGTTATCCTGTTGATATAGAGGAAATCCTTGAAAAAGCTCGTTCAGGCATATACAAAGATACTCCTGAGAATCGTAAACTTGGACGAGTAGGACAGCACTACGGTAGCAAGAAGACAGAAGAAAAGAAAGGCGAAGAAAGGAAAACATCTTCTGAAGAAGAAAAACTATTGAAGGATGCTCAAAGTAAAGATCCAGATGTTCGCATGGCAGCTATGACTAATCCTAATGCTACTGAGGAAGTACTTAAGCAAGGTATGAAGGATAAAAATAATCGGGTTCGTTGGTCTACTATGGGAAATCCCAAAGCTACTCCTGAAATTCTCAAACAAGGAGCAAAGGATAAAAATTGGCATGTTCGTTGGATTGCTATGATTAATCCTAATGCTACTGAGGAAATTCTCAGGATAGGAATTAGAGACAAAGATTTTGATGTTCGCAAAGCCGCTAAAAGAAGATTAGAAGAATTAGAATCAAAGAAAACTCTTCAGAAGGCTTTTGATGCAGGATTAATTTCTGAGGAAGTCTTCGAAAAAGCTCGTTCAGGCATATACAAAGATACTCCTGAGAATCGTAAACTTGGACGAGTAGGTCAACATTATGGTAGCAAAAAGGTAGAGGAAAAGAAAACATCTTCTGAGAAAGAGAAACTATGGGCAGTTATGCAGAATCCTAACACTCCTGAGGAAATCCTCAAGATAGGAGCTAAAGATAAAGATCCAGTTATTCGTGGTGCAGTTATGGAAAATTCCAGAACACCAGAGGAAATATTAATGATTGGTGCAAAGGATCCTGATTGGATGGTTCGTTGGGTAACTATGCAAAATCCTAATGCTACTGAGAAAATCCTTGCAGTAGGTGCAAGAGATTCACATCCAAAGGTTCGCACAGTAGTTATGACTAATCCTAAAACTCCTAATGATATTCTCTTGATGGGAGCAAAAGATGAAGATTGGCAGGTTCGTCAAGCAGTTATGGAAAATCCTAAAGTTCTTCGAGATATTCTTTTAATAGGTGCAAAGGATGATAATTGGAAGGTTAGACATGCAGCTCAAGTAAGATTAGGACAGGTGCTGGGATAGAATGAATATATTTATCTAAAGAGAGGATTAAAAGAAAAAGGAATGAGAACTATTAGAATACAAACCCCTCCTAATTTGGCTCATCGGCCTGTTGTAAGTTTTGATGATGAGGCTTTCAATTCATTGATCTGGCAGAAAGGATATAAAGTCTTACTGGAAGAAGCTAGGCAGTGTCCTTGTCGTTCTCGTGAGTCAGGCAGTCCTCTAAGTACATGTCAGAATTGTAGGGGGTTTGGTTTTCTTTTCATCAATCCAATCGAAACACGAGCTATAATCTCAGAGATACGGAAAGAACCTCGATATGAGGAATGGAGTGAAGAAAGCAGAGGTACTATACAAGCTACTTTCATGAATGCAAATCGTCTGGCTGAATATGACAGAGTAACTTTCCTGGAAGCTGTTAGTAAACGTAGTGAAGCATTACGTGTACGTAGTAGTGGAGAGGAAAGGAAATTGTTTGTTTTCTTAACTTACTATCCAACAAGGATAATAGATGTTTTCTATTTTCAATCACCTTCTTCATCACTTGCACAACTGAGTGCAGAGAATTACAAGATTGATACTAATCCTTATGTATTGTTGTTAGATTTTAAACCTCCATTGAATTGGAACTATACAGTAACAGTTACTTATAATTGCAGACCACAATATCATGTAATTGATCTGCCAAAGGAGACACGAGTAAGCAACCATACAACAAGGTTAGGTCGTGTAGAGGATATACAATTACCTGTTCATGCTGTGTTACGTAAAGCACACATGGTGTTAGGAATAGATGATTTTGAAGGTGGTACTCAAATGATAGATAATAGTTACAAGTAATGATGTTGCCCGTCTATATTGATCCTTCTGATTTTGTTGCTGCTAATGCACTGACGGAAAGAGAAGTTGTTGTATTTACTACACTTCTTTTGAGTCGTTTGGAGAAAGAGTTCAGATTCCAGTGGGAACAAGAGATTGAACGTAATCTTCATCGCACTCGTGATGAATATATGCGAGGGATGTTCACAGAACGACCTGATGAAAAAACAATTGTGATGGGTGTTACATCACAAGAATCCAAACTGGCAGTAGCACTAGAGTTAGGGAAAGAGCCATTCGATGAGAAACAAGGTTTTATGTATTCTTCTAAGAGACATCTCAAACGAGGTGGTGGTTGGTATTTGACTATACCTTTTCGTTATGCTATACCAACATCAGTTGGAGAGAGTTCAGCATTCACTTCTGTTTTACCAATGGTTGTTTATCGGATGGCACTTCGAGCACAAGACAGACCTCTTACTCTGAGGCAACTTCCTCCAGAGCATCGGTGGAAAGGCTTTCGACGGGAAATACGACGTGAAGGACGTGTTCTTTATCCTGAATATCATCATCGAAGTGCTCGTTATGAAGGATTAATTCGTGTGCCAGACATGGCTGAGGGAGGTTCTAGGGGACGAGGACATTACATGACTTTTCGTCGAGTAAGTGACTTGTCCGATGCAAACTCGTGGATTCATCCTGGATTTGTACCAAGAAACTTTTTGAGGACTGCTTTACAAAAAACTGATATACCATCCGTAATAAGATTGGCTAAAATTGATTTTATACAAAATAGATAAAAAATGGAACAGTGGGAAAAAGAGTTGTATCAACACAATTTACAAAAAGCAATAGCTATTGAAGCTATTACAGATAGTAGCAATATTCCTTTTGAGGAGATTGTCAAAGGGAATAAACATTATTTCTCGCCAAAAGAACGTGAGAAATTAGCAGAGAAAGACCAGGCTCTTCCTGATGGTTCTTTTCCTATAAGGAATGTACAGGATTTGAAGGATGCTATACGCAGTTGGGGTAGGGCAAAGGACAAAGAACGAGCTAAGCGTTGGATTAAACGTCGTGCAAAAGAATTAGGTAAGGAAGATTTGTTACCTGAGACATGGAAAGATGGAGAGGATCAAGATGAAGAGAAAGCTATTGAAGATATACTTGAAAAAGCACGTTCAGGTGTCTATAAAGATATTCCTGAGAACCGGAAATTAGGTAGGGTAGGACAACGCTATGGTAGCAAGAAAATGGAAGAAGAGAAGGTAGGGAAAAAAAAGAAAGCATCTTCTGAAGAAGAAAAGAAACTTTTAGAAGCTGCCAAGAGTAAAGATCCAGAGGTTCGTCTAGCGGCTATGAATAATCCTAAAGCAACTCCAGAAATCCTCAAGATAGGAGCACAGGATGAAGATTCAGAAGTTCGTCGATTTGCTATGTGGAATCCTAATGCTACCCCTGAAATTCTCAAGATGGGTGTTAAAAGTAAAGATTGGCAAGTTCGTTGGTATGTTATGAATAATCCTAATGCTACCCCTGAAATTCTTAAGATAGGTATAGAAGATAGAAAAGGAGATGTTCGTGCAGCTGTTATGGGAAATCCTAACACTCCTGAGGAAATGCTTAGACAAGGTGCTAAGGATGAAGATTGGGCAATTCGTCGAGCAGTTATGCAGAATCCTAAGGCTCCTCGAGATATTCTTTTGATAGGTGTACAGGATGATGAAAAACTAGTCAGACATACTGCTGAAGAGCGATTAAAAGAATTAGAATCAAAGAAAACTTTACAGAAGGCTTTCGATGCAGGACTGATTTCTGAAGAAATCTTCAATAAAGCCCGTTCAGGAGTTTACAAAGACATTCCTGAAAACCGAAAGCTTGGTCGGGTAGGTCAAAAGTATGGAGATGAGAAGAAAACAAAAAAGGAAGTTGAGGGATGGCAATCTCGCTTGGATAAACTAGGATTAGGAGATGATGAGGAAGTTATTAATCATGTCAAAGCTCTTATACGTAGTGGAAGTCCTGTCCATCATGCGGTGAGTATAGCTGTTAAAGAGAAGAAGAAAGCAGGAGAGAAGCTTTTAGAGGATGCTAAGAATAAAGATCCAGAAGTTCGCCAGTCTGCTATGTATGATCCCAAAGCTACCCCTGAAATCCTCAAGATAGGTGCAAAGGATCGAAATTACCGGGTTCGCCGGGCTGCTATGCATAATCGTAATGCCACTCCTGAAATCCTCAAGATAGGTGCACAGGATAAAGAGTGGGTTGTCCGTCGAGAAGTTATGAAGAATCCTAACACTCCTGAGGAAATGCTTAGACAAGGTGTGAAAGATCCAGAATGGAGGGTTCGTCGAGAAGTCATGGATAATCCTAATACTCCTGAAGAAATTCTTAAATTAGGTGCTAAAGATGAAAGTGAGTATGTTCGTGTAGTTGCTATGAATAATCCTAATGTCACAGAAGAAATTCTTAAAATAGGGATTAGAGATGAAAATGAATATGTTCGAAAGTTTGCTGAGAAAAAATTGAAAGAATTAGAATCAAGGAAACATTAAAATTTACAATTTCGAGGAATGTTTATACCAGTAACAAAAATAAAAAAGATACTTGATGCTTTATTGTCACTGATTAAAGAAGATTATGAAGCTTGTTCACTGCAACCAAGTGAGTCTTTTTTATATCGGGTAATAAAAGGCTCTTTTCTGGGCGATTATGATTTCTATGAACAAGGAGTAAATATCTTCACTCAGTCTGGTAATTCACCTCGTCAGATCCAAACTCGTATGGGGTTTGATCTTGGCATAACCACACTTCCTACCATCTACGTACATCAACCTAATGAAGTAATGAAAGGAGTAAACACTATTGGTTTTGGTATGGATACTGATGAGTTTTATACAAATAAGGATGGTACTGTTGTAGAGAAATTGTTTCGTGGATCGAGTTCAACGTTTGAATATGTGATTACTTCACCAAATGTCTTGGAAACGATTTTGGTTTATGAAGTATTATGGGCGGCACTGGTAAGCGTAGTTGATACTTTTATGGAATATTTTGTTGATGTTTCAATTACGGGTAAAGAACTTGTGGCTCGACATGAAACGATGCCAGAACCCTTGTTTATCAAAACCATTCTTGTAGATGTGCAATATGTGAAACAAGTGCCTCGATTGACTACTCCTCAACAGTTGATTACGAAAGTTGAGTTTGACAAACCTACGATATACTATGATAATAAAGGAATTGGTAGTGAATTGTTGTAAAAATTTGATATGATTTCAAGCATATATTTATGGCAACTAAATCAGTAAGGCGAGGGAGTGATAAGGTTGAAAAGTTAATAGATGTAGAACAAATCTGTAATGAATTTCGACTTGTTGGCACTACACGAGCTCATGTTTTAAAACGATACAAAGGAGAGCAAAAGACGAAAATAAACTGGTTACATTTATTTCGTCAGGAGAGAATACTTTAATTTTTAAAAAGATTTTTTATTTTTATTTACAGAAATTTGAAGACTTCAGATAACTGATTAAGAATGGCAACTGAATTTATTTTTGATGGACGAAAGGTAATACTTCCTGGTGCTTATTCCACTATTAAAAGTGGTATAAAGAATGCACCTCTTACTGCCGATTATGGTACAGTATTAATAATAGACACAGGACTTGGTGCTGGTTGGGGAGGAGGTGCCGGCATTGATGGTGAATTAGCTCATGGAGCTGATGCAGTATATGTTTTTGATAATATTTATGATTATCGTGCGTTTCTCAAAGGTGGTAAGTTCTGGAAACTTGCAGAACCTTTGTTTAAACCCTGTCGTACAGAGCCTGGAGTAAGTCGTCTTTATCATGTAAAGGCTGCAACTACAGTAGCTGCCGTTATGACATTCTCTACTGCGGCAGGTGGAACTTTTAAAGTTAAAGTGCGTGATGAAGGAGTGATAGGCAATGGAGTAGAAAGCAATGATTTGCTTACTAAGGGTTATGCTTATACGTTAGAGCCTGGTATAGAAGATTCTTCCAAGTGGGTAATGAAGTTTTGGGTAGGTGCTTATCGAGGTGCTTATCCTGATGATAGTCAATACTATTACTATGGTCAGCCGATTGGTGCAGAACTCATCTATGATGAGATACCTGGTGACAACACTGTTCCAGTGATGCTTTGTAAAACAGTGGAATTTGATAATATTCAAACATTAATTGATTTTGCACGTACTAATAAAGTATTTAATCAATATTTTGCACTTGATTCTTCATCACAAGTTGAAGGTGAAGGAACAGTCTCTTCTGGTGATATCACACCAGGCAATCATCTTGCAGTGGGAGGTACAGAAAGTTACACTACGCCAAATCTTGACCTTGTACTTGAACAAGTGAAAGACCTCGATTATGTATTTATCCTTTCCGACAAGTACGGTATAGATGAATTCAATTCTGTAGAAGTAGGTAAAATTGTAAGTCATATTCAAACAGAAGCTAAATACATGAAGTATTTAGTTTATGGAGCAGGATATGATGATACTGAATTCTATCAAACATCTGATTCTTCAAAGGCTGTTGCTGAGTATTTCAACAGTGAACGTGTGATAGTAGTACATGGTGGGGTAAAGAAAGTTTCGCATGCACATCCAACGGGATTTAGGAATTGGGATGCTCAAGTTCATGCAGCATACATTCTTGGACGGCTTTGTGGATTGTTACCTCAAGTGCCTATCACAAACAAGACCATCGGTATTGAAGGATTAGTACACAACTTGACTGAGCGACAACGAGAACAAGCTCTCCGGTCAGGCATTTTAACTACTTATTTTGACACTGACTTTGGTGACTTTGTCTGTCTAAAAGGAGTTAATTCTTTACAAAATAATGCCAATCTGATTAATCCTGATGGTACTTCTTACTCGATTCAGGTGATGAGAATTGTGACACAGTTGAATCATGATTTGACGATAAATGCAAAATTACAATTACTTGGACAACCCCAGGGGGTCAATCGTAACACTTTATCTGCTGCTTATGTTAAGAACTGGACAGAAGCATTTCTCGAAACTAAAGTAGCTACTGCTTCTCAAGATAATCTTATATTGTCGTTTCGAGATGTAACAGTTAGTCGTCGGGAAGACTCTTACTGGGTTACATATGGAATTGTAATCAATAATGAGATAGATAAGATATTCTTCACAGGATTTATGATTGAATAATTTAATTAATTAAAATGGTATAGATATGGAACAAAAAGTGCTAACAGCACCAAAAGCAGTCATTAAGATTAATGGTTATGCTAGTGGGTTTATGAGAAATGTACGTTGTACGGAGAATATACAACGAGGTGAGGTCAAAGGAATTAGTAATCTTACACTACAAGAGGTACCTGCAACGGGTTATACTTGTCAGTTGACGGCTGATTTCTTTTTCATTTCGCTGAAACGTCCTGAGGTACAGGCTCTTGTCAATCGATCAGGCTCAGTCAAAGAATTTATTGATACGTTGATCCTTGGTGAACAACCCTGTCAAATTCACATGTACAAAAAGAAGAAATTGACAGAGGTAAACAATGTGGTCACAGAAGTGGATAATGAAGGAGAGACAATCGCTGTTGTACGAGATTTCTTTCCCGATTCACAAGCATTTGACATCACAGAGGGTCAGATTTCCGGTACAAACATTACAGGACGTTACTTGACACCGGTTATATTTAATAATTCTTAATTGTGAAGTAAATTAATATTAGTTATGAATGAATTAAAACTTGAAGTAGAAGGAAACACTTATGTTATCAAGGTTCCTACACCAGGGGATATGATTGACATAGAACGTATGAAAATGATCCTCTCTGGAGGTTATTATAGTGAGATGATAAGGACAAACACATTGTCAGCACAAGAATCGTTAATGATAATAGATATACAGTCTCATTTCTCTATACTCTGTCCGGAATTGATGAAAGACATAAAATGTGAAGATGTACGAAAACTCTATATTGAGGATTATAAAGAGTTACGAGACATTTATGTCAATCAATTTTTGCCCTGGTGGAATGATTGGTTAAAACTATTTCGTGGTGAAAATGGCAAATAGTCAGGTGATATGGCTTTCAATGAAAATAATTCACACATTTTCATCAGAAACAAGTCTTTTACAAAGGATGACATAAAAGAATTTATACTTCGATGGAATGTAACATACCCTATTGACCGATGGTGGAGGGAAAAGCATAATGTAGCTTTCAATTCACCGGAGCATAGGGTTGTTTCATTTTTAGATATGTACATCGAATGGTGTGAAGATCAATTCTATAAGGAAACGATTGACAAAGAGATAAAAAACAGGGAATACAAAAGAGGGGATTGGCTCGATGAACAAAAAGAGGTACGAAGTATAGAAGATGATATTCGAGATTTTGAAAGCATGGATTTAAGTAAGTTAGACGATAAATAATGCCACAAGAAGAAGCTTCAATACGAATGACTGTGGATAACACGCAAGCGTTGCGTGCACAGGAACAATACAACAGAGTTGTCAGGGAACAGGCTGATGAGTATATTCGTCAGGCACAGACGCAGGCAAAGAGTCTTCAAGATCAGATACGATTGTTAGAGCGTCGTATTGAGTTAGAGCGTCAATCTATTCGTGAGACACGTGAATCTAACATCACAGAAATTCGAGAATTGGCACGTGCGGGTAAGTTACCTGAAGGCAGGTCACAGGAGGCGTTGATAAATGAAGCTCGTGCAGA